GAATTCCCTCCCCCCTTGTGGGGGAGGGTTAGGGTGGGGGGTGATGCAGGCGTCAGTGACTCCAAGTACTAGTCGCGGCTGGGCCTACCTGGCCCGCGCGTTGCCTGCCTGGCCGCGGCGGTCATCAGCAGATCGCCCGCCGCGACCGCCGCGCGCAGCTCGGCGCGCCACGCCTCGGCGCAAGGTCCAGTCTCGTAGCCGGCCATGTCCGGTGTGCCCCGCGTGTAGTGGACGATCTTCGGGTCGATGGCCGGGTCGGACCAGCCGTCCAGCCAATTCCAGGCCACCGGCAGGTTCGCGATCTCGTTGTCCGCAACCCAGCCCAAACCGTGCAGCCAGTCGTGCGGTCGGTTGTTCACGGCATAGAGCGTCAGGGCGGCACAGCGGTCCGGGCGCAAGACCATCAGGCTCGACCAATTCTTGCGCGGGTAGCCTCTTTGCACGGTGCCGGTCATCTTCTCGCTCTCGGCCGGCCGATAGTCGTGCTTGACGCACGCCACCGCGGCATTGCCGGCCAACGCCATCAGATCGGCGATGTCGGCCCGCCACAGCATGTCCGCATCGCAGAAAACCACCGGTTCCGGGCCATGGGATTCCAGCGCCGGCACGCAAAAGCGGGTATAGGAAAAATCGGTCGAAAACGGGCACCCGTCGCGCGCGTCCCACATCTGTCCGCGCTCATCGACACGGTACGGCCGCCAGTACACGCCGCGCGCACGCAACTCCCAGTCGCGCAACGCGATCACCTCGACGGGGATCGAGGCATGGCGAATCAAAGAGTGTCGGCAGACCTCGAAGGCCGCTGCATCGCGCCGATCCCAACCGATGTAGACGCGCATCCTACCAGCCCATGATGTGATCGCCCGCGATCACCTCCAGGTCCTTCATGCCCCAGCTCTTGAGCCGGGCCGCCGCCGCATCGCGCGGCTCGCCGTACGCGGCTTCGTTGCCCTTCTGCTCGATCACGATGTTGGGCCGCCAGCGCACGATGGTCTCGCGCCCGCCGTCGATCACCGGCAGCTCGAACCCCTCGACGTCGATCTTGATCAGATCGACCTTTTCGATGCCGAGCGAATCCAGCGTCACCATGGGGACACCGTGCCAGGTCTCGCTGGCACCGGTCGGATTGTACTGGGTACCCGGATTGCCGCCACGCGTCGCCACATGCGCGCCGCCGGTCTGCTCCAGCGGCACGGCGATGCTGACGCTGCCGCTTTCGCGTCCCAGGGCCAGGCGGTGCAATGTCGCCTTGCGCATGTCGACGTTGCGCTCGAAGAGCGCCGCGTGCGCCGGCACCGGTTCGAACGCATGCACCACGTCGAAAGCCTCGGTCAGCCACATGGCCCACAGCCCCACATGGCCGCCGATGTCGAGGCACACCCGGCGCCGATCGGCCGGCTGGTGGCGCAGCGCCGCCTCCAGCTTGTGATACTGATAGGTGTGCTTGCCGGCCACGACGCGCACGCCCTTGCGGTTGCGCAGCATCATGTCTTCGAAGTGCGTTTCGCTCTCCGGCAGCCAGACCCCGCCGACCAGCTTTCCTAGCCGCGATTCCATCACAGCAGATCCTCCAGGTATCGAGCGACCGTCGCCGGCGTAAACGCGGCCATGGCGCGGGCGCAATGCGCGCACGGAACCCATTGGCCGCACGGGCTCTCCGCGTCGTTGACGAACAAATTCATGTGCGCGTCATAGCCGACGTTGGCCGGACTGGATCTGCCGCCGAAGATGACCACCGCCGGAATGCCGAGCGCCGCGGCGGCGTGGTGCAGCCCGCCCTCGGGCAGAACCGCCGCGCGCGCCGACGACAGCACCGTGCAGGCATCCGAGAACGTAGCCGTCGGCATATGCCGGACGCCGTCCAACACCCGAACGCCCCGTGGGCCGAGCTGAACCCACGGCACATCCACCAAGCGGATCAGCGCTTGCCAGCGCACCCAGCCCCATTGCTTGTTCGAGCTCGCCCCGGGCTTTAGATGCGGCTCGACGATGACGATCTCGCCGCGCGCGCCACGTCGGCCATGGAGTTCACCCGGCTCGGCCCGCCAGTCGGTGAACCGCCAGGGCAGCCGCGCATCGCGAACCTGCGTCGTGAAGGGCCGGCCCGGAAAAATGCGGGCAAATTCGCGTTGCATGCGCGGATAGTCCACATAGGGTCGGCATCCCGGCCCGTTCACCAGCCACTGGACGTCCTCGACCGCGACTTGTCCCGGGATCGCGAAGCGGGGATTCCCCAACCATGCCGGATGCCAGCGCGCGCGGCCGTCGCGACCCCGCACGGCGACCCGGCGCGGATCGGTTTCTTGCAACTTGCGCGCTTGGCCGGTGACCATGATCTCGTCACCCCAGCCCATTGAGCGCCCGCCAGCACGTTCCATCGCGGAATTCCGCGCGCGTCCATTGGTTCGCCGCCAGATTGGCAAGCCACTGTTCGCGATCGTCCGGATAGGTGGGGTCCTCGATCCGCGACAGATCGTCTTGGCCCATGCGCGAGGCCATGCACGGCGCGGTACAGAACACGGGCACACCCTCCAGGAGCGCCTTCACCGCGGCGCTGCTTGAATGCGTCACAGCCGCCCAAGCATCGGCCAGGTCCGCCTCGAACGACGGCGCCACGGCGCCATTTCCGGGGCGGCCCGGATCCGGTTTGTGGCAGACCCGAATCGGCCGGCGGCTGACCGCCGCGATCTGCGCCATTTGCTGCGCGACCCACTCCGACCGCTCGATGCCGAGTTGGTAGCGATAGAAAAGCTGGCTTTGCGTCGCGATCAGGATGTGCGTGCCGGCGCGCCGCCACGGCCTGATGCGCAGGTCGAAGGTCGCGAACCGCCCCGCATCGGCCCGCCCCGAGCCGTCGTGCTGGTACGCATTCTTGGTCACCCGGAAATAGGTGCCGCGACCGAAGTAATAGGCGTTGTCGGCGTAGTACCAGTCGCGCCCCTCGCGCCGGCACTGCGCGATCAGCGGCAGCGTATGCTCGGTCATGCCATAGAAGAACGCCGCACCCGGTCGCAGTTTGGTTTCGCCGGTGCCGGCGATGGTGCCGCCGCAGCCCTCGGCGAAGGCGCAGCTGAGCTGCAGCGCCTTGCGTTTGCCGGCACTCGGGTAGCAGGTCACGCTCATCTAACGGCTCAACAGATGTCGGAACGGATCGCCGCGCGCGATCTCGCGCATCGACCATTGCGCCCACGCCAGCCGTTCCAGCGCCGGCAGGCGATCCGGCCGGGCGGGCGTCTCGATACCCTCCAGTCCCTTGTTGCAAGCGCCGGCGCAGACGATGCGCGGTGCCTCGTAGAACACCGGGACACCGAGAACCAGGGCCTGGGCGGCGATACTACTGGCCCAGGTCACCACGGCGTGCACATCCATCAGGGCTTCCGCCAAAGTAGGCTGCTCGGGCGCGGTTTTCGGGTGCTTGCGCAGCACGATCGGACGACCGGTAAGGGCGCGCAGCCGCGCCATGACCTGATCGTGCCAGAACGGCGGGCTCGCCATCCGCTCGCTGCCGATGCCACGCTGCTCGCGCACGACGATGTGGCGGCCGCTTCCGCGCCACGGCTGCACCGCGATGCCGAAGGCCCGCCATCGCTCCGGCCCGCCGACACGCCAACGCCCGGCGCCGTTGTGATCGTGCAGGGCGATGGCGAAATGGCGCTCGCCGCGCACCTCGCGAAAATACGCTTCCTCGCAAACGACGACGCGCCCGCCCGCGGCTTCGAAGGCGCGCGCCGCCATTTCCTTGCTGCCACGGTGCACGGTCCAGGTCACCAGCACGTCATCGGGCGAGCGCGGCATGGCGAAGCCGCGCGAGACCCGCCAGCCGGCGGCGGCAAGGCCCGTCTCGATTGCGCCATGCCGGTCGTCGGCGAAGCGATCCGGCAGCACGCTATAGGCGTTCGCCAAGGGCCGTCTCCAAGTCCAGAGTCGGAAACACCGTCAACGCGCTTGCCGGCGTGCAGTTGATCGTCTCGACACCGACATCGCGCAGGCGCGCGGCGAGGCCGGCGAAATGCGGCAGCATCGCCGTCGCGTAGACGTCTGGCCGCGTCGGCCAGTCCTCGTGATCGCCGAACCAGTGGGTGCGCCCGTCCGCCGCGGCCTGCATGTCGTAACCGAGCAACAAAATGCGCCGGGCGCCGAGATGGACCGCCAGGTTGATCGCCTGATAGCCGCCGTTGCCCCCGGTACGCAGGCCGGTCGGGCTGTCTTCCAGCCCGGCCACGCCGGTGTTCTCGAGCAGCTTGATTTCCGGGTAGGCGTCCAGGTGCCCGCGCGAGTTCGACAGGCTCACCTTAATCCCGGTAAACCCAGGTGCTCCCGCGTGCTTTTGCCACCAGCGCCAGTCGCAGCCGTACAACACGTCCGCCCACGGCGCCAATCGGACCGCATCATTGATGGCGATGACGCGCGCCCGGCCGCGCACTCGGTCCACGTCCGCCTGGGACAGGCTTGGGCCGCCGCCCAGACAGGCAACCGTCGCGCCCGGCCACAGGCACGGCGCCGACCAGGCGTCGCTCATTAACCCCTATGGCGCGAGCTGGGTCAGCGCCCGAAACCGCTGCACTCCATGCCGCGTCAGTCCGTCCGGATCGACTGTCGTAGTGGCGAACTCGAAGCGCAGCAGCACCAGCGCATGACCGCTGACGCTCAGCGCCGCCTGATCCAGCGCGCCGGCAATCGCCGCCATGATTTCCTTGGTCTCCTTCAGACCT